CAAAGTTGTCCCCCGCCTTTGCGTCCACCAGAATGGTGTACTGCGGCGACTCGGTGGATGCGTGCTCCAGCAGCTTCAGACCGGTGTCAAAGCCGCTGGTCAGCTCCGTTTCGGCGGGCAGGGTGTAGATCAGCTGTGCTGTCTCGGCTGCTTCCACCGTCACGGTGCAGCTGGCGCTCTTGCCGCCTGCGGTGGCGGTCACCGTACAGGTGCCGGCCTTCGCGGCAGTTACCTTGCCAGCGGATACCGTTGCATAGCCGCTGGGGCTTACCGTCCAGACCACTGCACGGTTGGTGGCGTCCGCAGGCAGCACAGTAGCAGTCAGTGTAGCGCTGCTGCCCCTTTTCAGGGTCAGGGCAGACTGGCTCAGGCTGACGCTCTGCACCGGGACTGTCTCCGCATCGTTACCCCACTCGCCATTGATGTACGACTGGAGCTTGCTGTCGCTCAGCAAGCCCTTGTACACCATGCACTGGGAGATGGTACAGTCCAGAAAGCGGGTGTGCTCGCCCGTTGCGGTGTAGGCTGCGCCAAAGATAAGCGTTTCCGGCACATCCTTGACCGTGTCGCCGGTCTTTTTCCATCCGCTCAAGGTACAATGGGTGCTGCCGACACGATACTGTGCTCCGTTCAGCTGAACGGCATAGCGCGTCTTGGTTTTTGCGTGCTCCAGCGTATCGCACAGACGTGCATCGTCAAAGGAATATTTATAATAGGCAAAATCGAGCGTGCCGGTGTTCGGGTTCAGGTTGCCGTTAAAGCCCGGCATATTAGTAAAGCTGCCCGTCTCGGTCTGGCAGTTGATCATGTTCGGCCACGTGCTTGCGTCTGCATTATCGGCTACCTGCGCTTCCCACAGAATGGTATACTGCGGGGTCTCGGTGGATGCCTTTGCCAGCAGCTGCAGACCGGTATCCAGACAGGTCTTGTCTGCCGAGGACGTGGTGGTTGCGAACGACAGAGTGTACAGCAGGGTTGCTTCGGCTTCTGCTGCTGCGGCCTTGACCGTCACGGTGCAGCTGGCGCTCTTGCCGCCTGCCATAGCCGTAACGGTGCAGCTGCCCGCCTTGCTGGCCGTCACGGTGCCGTTTACCACGGTGGCAATGCCGGTGGGGGTCACCGTCCAGATGACGCTTTTATTGGTTGCGTCCGCAGGCAGCACAGTGGCGGTCAGGGTCTTGCTCTCGCCCTCGTTCAGGGTCAGGGCGCTGCTGCTCAGGCTGATGCTCTGCACCGGAATCTCGTCACTGCCACCGCCGCTGCTGCTCCACTCGGTGCGCAGGGCGTTCAGCTGCGCCTGCATGGAGGGGCTGGTGTAGGCGGCGTTTTCCAAAAGGGACAGCAGCAGGGTCTTGCTGGTCTCGCTCAGGCCGGAGCCGCCAGTGCTGCTGCCGCCGTTGCCGTTCGGCAGCACAAGGCTCAGCACGCCGTTTTTGATGGTGGCACTGGCGGTCTCGCCTGTGGTCACAGTGCCGATGGTCAGCTCCGGGATGCGGGTCACGCCGTCGCGCATCAGGCCGCAGAGAGACTCATCGCCCCGGGTGTCTATGAGCCTTGGGTTGAAATTCGTACCGGCGGAATACCGGATCTCTGCCAGACACAAGTCATATATAGCTTCGTTGCGGGTGATCCGGGGCGCTTCAGAGCTGCTGGGGGTATCACCGAAGATCTCCATGCTCTTCAGCACTGTTAGATAGGAGCGGCGGGCGCGCCTGTCAAACCGGAGCACCACGCGGTCGATGCGAGAGAACAAAGGTGTGCGCGTCGGCAGAGCCAGTGTGACAGGCGCTTGCATAATGATGCTGTAGCCGGTAAAGCGGCTGGGGTGCACCCATGCTCTGCCGGGGCTGATCCATACCGATTTGCCGCCGCTCGAAAGACTGACTTTAAAGTCCTCGTCAAGGCAGTAGACGCCCGAAGTTCTGGCCGAGTGATACCCGGCGGCTTCTTCTGCCGTATAGGTGATGCCATTCAGCGGGTAAGTTACGATATCGCTGCTCAAATGTATCCCTCCTAGATCTTTTTCCAGACCGGTGTGCCCAGCCGCACCGTGCGGGTGGTACCGTCCATCTGACTTTGCGTGATGATGTTGGCCACCCGTACCGTAGCCTTGTAGCCCAGCTCGGGCAGCGAGCAGACCGCGACGTCTCCGGGCTCCAGCGCGTTGTCCTCGAGCTCGACTTCGATGCTGCCGGTGCGGGTCTGCTCCAGCAGCTTGTTCAGGCCGCGCGCCATCAGCCGCTCCAGATAGGCAGTGCTGGCTGTGGTCTCGCCGGACTCTTCATCGGGCTGCAGATCGCGGGCATCCACATACATCTCCCGGCGCTCGGCTCCGGCAGCATCGGTCAGGCCGACCGTCACAGTGGCGCGTGCAGTGCCCTCTCCAGCGCCTTGCACCACGGCTACGTTGCAGTAGTCGGAATCGCCAAAAGCCCATGAAGCGTCCCGCAGAGTGCCCCACCTGCTCGAGTAACGGTTGTTGGGGTCTGCCGTAGGGCGGTAGACCTCAAACCGCAGCTTCTTCTGGTCGTTCTTGCCCGCCAGCACGATGCGGAAGCCCAGATCACAGGCTGCGCCGATGGTGGTCATGTAGTCCATGATGGCACCACCGGAGGTCTGCTGGGTGTAGGTGGTATCAAAGCCCACAAGCTCGCCCAGCTCCAGCCGTGGCCACGGCTCCATCTCTGCCACAAGGCGGCGCATGGCGACCTCGGCATTTTCTGCTTTGACGATGGCGGTGCTGACCCGCTTGGTCAGGATCCACGTTGCGGGGCTGCCGGTGCAGACGAGGTTTTTGTCCTCGTTAGCGTTGGTGCGGTGGCAGATGCGCATGGGCATCTGACGGTCACTGCGCTTGACCCAGCAGCCCTCCTGCAGCAGGGCAAGGTTTTCTGCGGTGGGGCGTACCTCCAGTGTAAAGCTGCCCTCGGTGTTGTAAGGCTCGTCCCAGTATAGGCTGACCCATGCGTCCACACAGCCCTGACGCTCCAGCTTTTGGGCGTCCAGCACATCAAGTCGCATTGGATATCACCTCCGGGAGAATGCCCGCGTACATCGGGTAAAAGCTGATCTCGGCCTGCAGAGCGGTCTCTCCGGCATCGGCACTGAGCAGCAGCCAGTTGTCGCCCGCACGCAGCTCGGTCAGGGTGCTGTCCTCGTCCAGATAGGAGAAAATGTTTTTCTCCGTCCGGGTGGGATTGTCCTTATTTGCCACAGTTTGTTTTACTGCCAGACGACCGGTCTCGGTCTGGTAAAACTCCACGGTCGTGCCCGGCTGCATGGTAAAGCCGGTCAGCCCGATGAAAGTGTCGTGCGCGACATCCCGGATGCAGGGATTCTTTACGGTCTCAGAGCAGCTCAGGGTGGCGGTAAAGCCTACCGGCAGGCTGCCAGGGTTTTTGCAGTTTGTGCTTTCATTTGTCTTGCTCCGATACTGGTGCACGCTGTAATTTGCCGGGAACCTGAAGCCCAGCCCGCCCAGCAGATAACTCTGCTGGTTCAGGTCGTACCAGAAGGGCTTTTCGCAGTACAGCATGATGTCCAGCCGGGGGTATGGCTCAAGCTGCTTTGTGTAGGGGGTCTTGGAGAGCACGAAACGGCAAAACCATTTGTCCCCGAGGTACATAGTCCCCTTGGTAAAATAAGGCAGTGCATCCAGAAACTTTTTGGCCTGCGCTTCTCCGTCTGTTCCCCAGAAGTCGATGATCAGCTCCCGGTATACGCCCGCAACGCTTTGCTGCTCCACGGTGGTGCCGATCTGGTTTACGCTCTGGGCGGTTTTCAGGTCAACGGAGACGCCGTTCAGCGGGTCGAGAGAATAGGGTGCACCGTAGTCCCAGCCAGCGTAGAGGAACTCTTCCTCATCGGTACGGAGCACCAGCTTGTCGTTCCGCATAGGTCATTCCTCCTTTCAGGTTTTCCGTGCCTTGGCACGATCCGCTTCCCAGCGGGTCTCCCGGGCAAGGTCGGCGGCACTCTGGGCTTTGCTGTAGATGTACTGGTTGACCGTGGTATCGCCCTCCCGGTGGTAATTGTTGGCGGCTGCAGCCACCTGCGCGGTGCCGGAAGCAGCCACGCGGCTGCTGACCTTCATGTTGTCGCTCAGCACCAGCGCGTTGGCCTGCCGCACCATTTCGGACAGTTTTTTGTTAGCTTCCTGCAGGGCGGCGGTGTTGGCAGCGATCACCTCGTCATGGCGGGTGTCCGGCGCGGGCACAGGAGTGCCGGTGCCGGAAGAGCCACCGGTGCTGCCGTTGCCGGAGGAGCTGGTGTTGTCCTTCTTGGGCTGGTACTTGGCGATCAGCTCTGCAAGGGACTTCTGATACTCCACGCCCAGCAGCTGCTTTTCCAGATCCGACATCTGGATAACGTTCTGGGCTTCGTTGATCTGCTTTTCCAGCTCAGCCAGCCGGGTGGCATCGGTGGCGGTTTTCTGTTCCAGCTGCGCGGATGCAAGCTTGTACTGGGCATCCAGCACCTTCTTTTCGAGGTCTGCCAGATCCTGCTCATACCCTGCGGCCAGCACCTTCTTTTCGGCTTCCAGCATCCCGGGGTCGTCCTTGGTCAGCTTTGCTTTCTCCAGCTCTGCCAGCTTTTTGTTGTACTTTGCGTCCAGCTGCTTCTTTTCAGCCGTGCCGGACTGTGCTGCGTACTGGGCATCCAGCTGTGCCTGCGCCTTTGCATTTTCAGCTTCGGCCTTTTCTGCCGCTTTCCGCTCTTCCCGGTCCTTGCGGATCTTATCGGCGTAGTCAAAGGCGATATTGGACACGGGGTCAATTTTGCCGTCCCAGAGCCATGCAACGGAATTATAAACAGCGATCAGGCCGTTGATGATGTTGACAAAGCCCTGCAGATAAGCGCCGTAAACGCGCAGCAGACCCTCGAAAATGTAGGACATAAAGTCCCCGATACCGCCCCAGATGGACTTGACACTGCTGGATGCACTCTTGTTGGTGGAGATAAAGCTGCCCAGCGCGCCTACCAGCATCCCGATCAGGGAGACCACCAGCAGGATGGGGTTTGCATCCATGGCAATGTTCAGACCTTCCTGCGCACCGGTAGCCGCAGCGGCGGCAGGCACGAACTGCCCGACAAACCCTGCCGCCAGACTTGCAAGGTTTTTGAACACGCCGGACAGTGAGCCGGACAGCTTGCTCAGGGCGTCCATGGCGAAGGTCTGGATCTGGGTGCGCTGCTCCTTTGTGCAGGCGTTCCAGAAGTAGGCGGCAGACCATGTGGCGATGCTTTCCAGATCGCCGTCCTTGATCGCTTGGAGCAGGGTCTTGATGCTGCCCACGACATCGCTCTGGATGGACTTATTGATCTGCTCCCAGCTGGAATCGAGCTTTTCCGTGAACTGGTGAGTCAGCAGCTCTGCTGCGCTGGAGAACTGCGGCCCGGCATCCTCGATAGTCTTGCTGACGGTCTTTGTACCGTCAGCGGCGATGGTGGTCACGGTCTTGACCGTGCGCTCTACACCGTCGATGATCTCGGTGCCGGTGGCGGTGATGGTCTGCTTCTGCTGGGTGGTGCCGTCCTTCAGGGTCTCGGTCACGCTCTGGGTGACCGTCTCGATGCCGTCCACGAGGGTAGTTGCGGTGTTGGTGACAGATGCCACAACCTGTGCTGCGGCGTCCTTCGCCAGCTTCTCGTTGGTGGTCAGACCCTGTGCAAGACCCTTGCAGATGTTCATGCCGATCTCGTCAAAGACCTTGGAGGGCGAGTGGATGCCGAGGAGGTTCTTGACGGAATCCACCATGCCCGCTACCTTGGACTTGACGCCGGACACAAGGCCGTCCCATGCACCGATGATACCGTTCTTGATACCTAAGACGATGTTGGTGCCGATGTTGCCCCATTCGGTGTAGTTGCCGTCCCAGACGCCCACGATCTTGGCAACGCAGGCAATGGCAGCTTCTCCAAGGTTTGCGATGCCGAGCAGGATGCCTTCCACAATGGCCTGCAGCAGCGATGCGCCGCACTTGAGCAGATCCGGCAGATGCGAGATCAGCGCCGCGGCGAACTTCGCCAGCAGCTGCGCTGCCGCGGTGATCAGCGCAGGCAGGTTGTTCTGGATGCCTACGATCAGGTTCTCCAGGATCTTAATGCCAGCGTCAAAAAGATCATCCGCGTGGTCGCCCAGATACTGGGTCAGCTTGATGATGATGCCGGTGGCGGCGCTCATGACCATCGGGATCTTCTGCGTGATGCCGTTCACCAGACTGCCTATGATGGTCACAGCAGCATCCAGCATGGCAGCAGGACCGTCCTGCGACAGAATGGTGGTCAGGGTGGAGATCGTCTCCGTTGCTCCCTGCGCCAGCACCTTCAGTGCGGGCTCCATCTTGTCGTAGATCGCCAGCTGCAAGCCTTCCAGCGCGGACTGCATGATGGTGACAGCACCCTGCAGGTTGTCCAGCTGGGTGTCTGCCATCTGACCCATAGCGTCACCGGCGTTGTCGATCTGGGTGGCCAGAGTTTCCCACTGCTCACCCTGCGCTGCCAGCAGGCCGTTTACGGCTGCGAGGTCGGTCTTGTTGAACAGCGCATTGATGATGCTGTCCTTGTCGCCCTGCGTCATGCCGTCCATGACCGTATTCAGGTCGGTGAGGATATCATCCAGCTGGCGCATATTGCCTTGGGTGTCGTAGACCTCCAGCCCCAGCTGCTCCATGACCTCCCGGGCGTCCTTGGTGGGGGACTGCAGCGACAGGATGATGTTGCGCAGGTGAGTGCCGCCCTCTGCGCCCTTGATGCCCACGTTGGCCAGCAGGCCGAGGGCGGTTGTCAGCTCTGTGGTGCCGCCCTTCAGGTTGGCTGCGGTGCCGCCGACCGTCAGGATGGCTTCACCCAGCTGGGAAACGTTGGCGTTTGCCTTACTGGCAGCCATAGCCAGTTTATTGCCGAAATCGTCTACGTTCTGCTTGTTGGCTTCGATGTTCAGCGAAGCCATGGCATCGGTGACCAGATCAGACGCATAGGCCAGATCCATGCCGCCTGCAGCAGCAAGGTTCAGCACGCTGGGCAAGACCTCAGCGGCCTTGTTTGCATCGTAGCCTGCCAGCGCCAGATAGTTCAGCGCGTCCGCCGCCTGTGTAGCGGTGAACTTGGTGGTGCTGCCCATCTCCTTGGCGGTATCGGTCAGGCTCTGGATCTGATCCACGGTGGTGCCCATCGTAGCCGCCACCTGAGACATAGATGCGTCAAAGCTCATGCCTACGCCGACCGAGGACTTTGCCAGCCCCGCCAGCTTGCTGCCAGCGGCTTTGGCAAGATCGGAGATCAGGTTTCCGGCGGCCACCGTCGTGGAGCT